GCTGCATTACCAGCAACTAACGTAGGTACAGTGGAACTTCCCTTCCGTGGACGTGTCATTAAAGTACCTGGCGACAGAACTTATGAAACATGGACAGCAACATTCTATATGGATGATGCATTTGAATTACGTTCTGCATATGAAAGATGGATTCAACTTACTAACGGAGTTGATACTAACACAGCAGAAGCAGAAGTTACAACTGGTGGTATTTTAGAAGATATAACAGTTGAGCAGTTAAACAAGTTCGGTGGCACTTCTACAGATTTAGAAGTAATTAGAACATATAAATTATTCGCAGGATTCCCTGTAAGTGTATCTCAGGTATCAGTTGCATACGACAACAATGATTCTTATGAAGAGTTTGATGTTGAGTTTGCATATCAGTACCATACATCTACTGGTGGAAGTAACGAGGTTTTATAACCTAACTAAATAGTCAGGTAAAGGAACCTAACATATTATGGCAGAGTTATTCGGTTTCTCGTTTAATAAGAAGGAAACAAAGGGGAAAGCACCTTCCCCTATCCAACCTTCAAGTGACGATGGAGCTACAAGTTATATTGCTGGAGGTTACTATGGTCAGTATCTTGACCTAGACGGTAACTTCAAGACCGAATACGATATGGTAAAAAAATATCGTGAGATGGCGATGCATCCAGAAGTGGATGAAGCTATTGAAGATATTATCCATGAAGCGATTGTTGCTGATCAGAACGATAGTCCTGTTCAAGTCAACCTTGATAATCTCGAAGTGAGTGATAGTGTTAAAAACATGATTCGCGAAGAGTTTGATTATGTTAAAAACTTATTAGCATTCGATTCCAAAGCTCATGAAATGTTCCGCAGATGGTACATTGATGGGCGTTTATATTATCATAAAGTAATTGATTTACAGGATCCTGCTAAAGGAATTTTAGAATTAAGATATATTGACCCACATAAGATAAAGAAAGTAAGACAGATAACAAAACCAAAAACTGCAGATGAGTTTATGAAGTATGACTTCGGTAAAGGCGAAGAGTATTTTCTATACAATCCAAAAGGTTTAAATAATACTTCTGCTAATAGCGGAATTAGAATAGCAAAAGATGCAATCACTTATGTAGTATCTGGATTGATGGATACTAATAGAAATATTGTACTATCTTATTTGCATAAGGGTATAAAGGTCCTTAATCAACTTAGAATGATTGAAGATTCACTTGTAATTTATAGAATATCTAGAGCACCAGAGCGTAGAATATTTTATATTGATGTAGGAAATCTTCCAAAAGTAAAAGCGGAGCAATATCTTCGTGAAGTAATGGGTCGTTATAGAAACAAATTAGTATATGATGCATCTACTGGAGAGATAAGAGACGACAGAAAATACATGTCAATGATGGAAGACTTCTGGTTACCACGTAGAGAAGGTGGTAGAGGAACTGAAATCACTACATTGCCAGGTGGTCAGAACCTTGGAGAATTGACAGACGTGCAATATTTCCAAACAAAACTTTACAAAGCGTTAAATGTTCCTGCTGGTAGATTAGAAAGCGGAACATCATTTAACATTGGTAGATCATCTGAGATCACTAGAGATGAATTAAAGTTTACTAAATTTGTGGGCAAACTCCGCAAAAAATTTAGCGATCTTTTCCAAGATACATTGAAAACACAGTTAATCTTGAAGAGTGTTATCACCCCAGAAGATTGGGATGATATGAAAGAGCATATTCAATATGACTATCTTTATGACAATCACTTTACAGAACTTAAGAATCTTGAAATGATGACTGAGAAACTCAATGTCATTGCTGCCATGGATCCTTACGTTGGTAAATATTTCTCTACTAATCATATACGTTCTGAGATCTTAGGTCAAACTGAGAAACAGATGGAAGAAATGGATGTAGAGATGAAGGATGATATTGATAGTGGAAGAGTTATAGATCCATTAAGTCAAACAGAATTGGATCAAGGAATGATAGATGCGGATATTGAGAACATACCAAAAGATCAAGAGATGAAAGATGTGCAGATACAGCAGCAAAAACAAGCTGCAAAGAACGGAGATACTCCACCAAAAATGAATGGTAGACAGGATCCTCGTAGGTCTTCCGCGTCTCAAAATTAAAACGGTAATAAATAAATCTAGACAAAGAATATATTATGGCTACGCAAGAACGAGAAATTGTTGATTTACTTTGGGATGGTGGACAGGCAGATGCCTTAGACAAACTCAAAGATATGTTGCAAGTAAAAGCTGCAGCTGCAGTTGATGCAAGCAAATTAGATGTTGCTAATCGTATGTTTCCGCACGTTCCCGATGAGGGTAATGTGAATTCTAGAGAGACAGGTCTTCCTCCAGAAGGCGAGGCATCTCCAGAAGAAACAGCGGAAATAATCAACCGCAACATTGAAGTAACCGATCAAGAGGAAACTGATGAAGTTAATCACGGAACAAATTGAACCTGTTGAAATCCTCGTAGAGGAAAAAGACGGTAAGAAAGACACATACATAAAGGGTGTGTTTCTACAGACCGAGATTACTAACCGTAATGGACGTATGTACAAGTTTGGTACTATGAATCGTGAGGTTCAAAAGTACAATGAAGAGTTTATTAAACGCGGAAGAGCTCTTGGAGAACTTGGACATCCAGACGGTCCTACAATTAACTTAGATCGTGTGTCGCATAAGATAGTTGAACTACAACCAGAAGGTCATAACTTTATTGGTAAGGCAAAACTACTTGAAACCCCTATGGGTAAGATCGCAAAGAGCTTGCTAGAGGAAGGGGTGCAACTCGGTGTTTCGTCCAGAGGTTTGGGTTCTTTGAGAAAAGAAAACGGAAGCTCTGTTGTTGCCGACGACTTTGTTCTTTCTACAGCAGCAGATATAGTTGCTGATCCATCCGCACCTGACGCTTTCGTTGAAGGAATCATGGAAGGTAGGGAATGGACACTTGTAGATGGCAAGATAAAAGAAGCACAAATAGAAGCTGTCAAGGAATCTCTTGACAACGCTCCCTCAGCTGAGGAACTTGCTGAAAGAAAGATCCGTGCTTTCGATCAACTACTCAGAAGCTTGTGATTTATAAATAATTATTATTAAATCTTATAAGCAGTCTAATTTATCCGATAAGGAGTAACACTAATGTCAAGTATTGATGAAAAATTCAAAAAGGTGATCGCAGAAACCGCGGCTCCTGAAGCAGAAATCAAGGAAGACGCAGCCGTTGGCGATGCAGCCATCAAGAAAGGTGCGGTTCCTCCTCAGAAATCTGACTTAAAGAACTCTGCCACAGAGGTAGGTGGTTCTACAAAGGAAAAGCCAGAAGGTCCCGACAACGTTGGTGCTAAGGCTGCAGCTCCTGTAGGAGCTACGAAGGATTCTACACTTCAAACAAAACCATCAGGTGCATCATCCAGTATGCCTGGTGAGTTATCTGCAAAGATCTTTGATGATGTAGAGAAAGAAGGAGAAACAATCTCCGAAGAAGAAGTCAACGAAGACATCAAGGCAGTATTGTCTGGTGCAGACCTTGACGAAGAATTCCAAAAGAAAGCAACAACTGTATTTGAAGCCGCTGTATCTGCTAAGGTTTCTCAGAAAGTTGAAGCACTTAAGGAAACTGCAGAAAGCAGGATTGGCGAAGAACTTGAGAAAATCAAAGAAGAGTTCGCTAATCGCGTAGAGAATTTCCTCTCATATGCTTGTGAAGAGTGGATGACTGAGAACGAACTTGCAGTAGAGCAAGGTCTTCGTGCTGAAGTCACCGAAGCATTTATGGGTGGATTAAAAGCATTGTTCGTAGAAAGCAACATCAATCTGCCAGATGAGCAGTTAGATGCAGTTGCTGATATGAGCAACAAATTAGATGAAATGGAGACCCGACTTAACGAACAAGTTGAGAAGAACATTGCATTACATGAAGCCGTAGGCAACTATCGTAAAAATGAGATCTTGAGTGAACTATCCAGAGGACTTGCAGAAGTTCAAAAGGACAAGTTTACATCCTTAGCTGAAGCAGTGGAATTCAAAACCGAAGAGTCGTATCGTGAAAAGTTGGAGCAAATCAAAGAGAGTTATTTCGGTGCTAAGAAGCCTGAAGTAGCAGAAGAAATCTCTGATGAGCAACCACAAAAAGTTGAAGCCATTAGCGAGAGCATGTCTTCATATGTTCAACAACTCGCTAGAAGGTTGTAAAACTGTAAACCCAAACACACACTAAGGAGTGTATAAAAGCATGTTTAATGCAGAAAAACTCCAAGAGAAGTGGGCACCAGTTCTTAATCACGAAGGTCTTCCTGAGATAAAGGATAACTATCGTAAGTCTGTTACTGCTATACTCTTGGACAACCAAGAAAAAGCACTACGCGAAGAGCGTGCAGTGCTAACTGAAGCACCAACAAACGTTGGTCCTATCAACACTCAAACTACAGGTTCTGGAGCTATTGATGGTTTCGATCCTATCCTAATTAGTTTGATCCGTCGTGCAATGCCTAAGCTTATTGCTTATGACATCGCAGGTGTTCAACCCATGTCAGGACCTACTGGACTTATCTTTGCGATGAGATCTCAGTATACACAGCAGGGTGGAAACGAAGCATTCTTCGACGAACCAGATGCACAGTTCTCTGGAACTAAAGGTGGTACACCTCCAACAGCAACAACTGAGAAAAACCCAGGTTTAATCAACGATGCTACTGGTGGCGGTACAACT